AGTTAAAGAACCTTTCCAGAAATTTGATTTACCATAACCATCGGCTGCTAGTCGAATAGCACCAGAAGCAACCCCATACAATCCTCTTACGGCAGCAGAGCCTAATGCTCTTGTTGTATTAGTTGCTGCCCCTAATTCGGTGTTAATCGCAGCAAAATTGATTGCGCCGCTACTTGGAAGAGGCATTATTGTTTTCCTCTTAGACTATTTACCTTATCAGATAAAAATTCGATCTGTTTTTGTTGTTCTTTGATTGCTTCTATTAGAAGAGGTACTAGTTTGTCATATTGAACTGTCTTATAATCTTCACCAGACTTAGATACTTCCTTACCATCTACATACTCGGTGTCAAATGGCGCTCTTTTGACAATTTGCGGAAGAACTTTTTCAACATCTTGTGCAAGAACACCAACATGTTCTTTGTCGTCATCGTATCCAAAATTCTTTGCAAGGTCGTTATTCTTATATATAACGCCATATAATTGCATCAATTTTTCTAGTGGTGATTCAATTGGCGAAATAACGGTCTTTAGACGTTTATCAGAGAAGTAGGCGGTGATTTCGTTTGTTGCTCTAATTTCACCAGCAGTACCTGACGCACCAGTGTTGACACCAATAGAGTTGAACTGAGAGTTTTGTGTCGTGCTAGTGAATGTTGCGGCAGAGCCAGAAATTGAACCGGAAGATGTGATATAACCACTAGGATTGGTAGAGTTATATGGTGTATAACCAAGCGCCGTTGTTACTTGTCCTGAGGTAATAGAACCTACGGTATCAGCAAAACCAGCAGAAATTTTTTGCCAAGCGCCGAGAGTATTATTTTCATTATATCTAATAGCAATGTATGGTGTAGTAACGTTTCTTGGATATGCTATTTGCATACCATATGAACCAGCACCTGTTGCAACATAATCATTGCCTAATCCGATATATTCAGAATAATATTGAGAGGCACTATTAACACCAGGACCATTACCTGATCCTTGAATAAATCTCCATCCAAAGTTATAAGAAGGATTTGTAGCATCAAATGAGGTTCTTGTAGAATGAATGTCGCCCATGTTATTGAATAGACGATGTTCGTCTGTCATATTATCAATAATAGAAGCACTTAAAGTGCCACCTAATGTCAAGCTACCTGTTGATGTGACAGTTCCGGATAATGTTAGTCCAGATACTGTACCTGTTCCTGAAACTGAGGTTACACCAGATGAAGTAACATAACCAGCAGAGCCAGTAACAGACGTTACACGACCATAGGCATCTACAGTAATAGCAGAAATGCCGGTTGAATAAGTTGCTGCACCAGCACCAGCGGTTGCCAAGTCAATTGTTGGAGCAGTACCACCAGAACTTGTAATACGGCCAGTTGTACCAGAAACGCCCGTGACTGTTCCTGTACCATAACCTGCTGAACCTGAAACAGCACGAACACGACCATATTCATCAACTGTAATAGAAGATATACCACCCGATACAGCAACGTTAGTAGCAGTTGAATATGTAGCAAGAGAAACTGTACCGGTTGTGGTAATAGTACCACCTGTAAGACCGACACCTGTAGCAACGGATGTAACGCCGCCGCTTGTAACCGCTTGGTTTGCTGCGGCAGTAACACGACCAAAGGCATCAATTGTAATGACAGGTATTGCAGAAGCACCACCATATGTGGTTGCTGTAACACCAGATGGTGATTGTGTGATTTGTATCGAATCGTTTGTTGCATTAGGAATCAATACAATGTTGTTTGATGATGAAATTGTTAATGTATCAGCGTTTGATACTGCATCCAAATTTGTACCACCAGCAGCAACTCTAAAGAATGCCAACTGTGCAGATGTGTTGCCTCTGGTAAATGCTGCGTTAGTAACAACCCAGTTCTGACCTAATTGTGTGATGGTCGAGTAAGTCGCTGCGGCATAGGCATTTGCACTATTAGCCATAGCACCAGCATAATTATTTGCGGCTGTAGTGGAGGTATTGGTATATGCTCTTGCCGTTACCAAGTTGGCATCTACAATGGTCTGTGTCCAGGCATTACCGGAGTTAGCCATAGCACCAGCATAATTGTTGGCCGATGTTGCTACAGAATTTACCTTATCAAAAGCACCATTAGAATTGTCATAAGATGACTTGATCCATACAATAGCATTAGCACCACCTAGTGTCAAGTTACTAGTATTGATATCTGCAACCAATACGGCATTGACCATATTGTTACCACCAGGAACAAATGTATTGTTGGCTGGTTCTTGATCATAACCATTGAATAGATAGTATTGCTTATCGGTAGCATCACGAACAAGACCAGTATGAACATTAGCACCAGTGGTATTGCCGTAGTTAGCAATGAAACCAATATCTAAAAAGTCTGTGCCAGAATAGTTGTTAGCAGCAAGATAGATTAGGGAATCACCAACTGACAGGTTGTTTGATGAAATAATTGTAGAACCACCAAGTAAAGTTAGATTACCGGTGATTGAAAGATTGCCAGTGATTGTTTGTGACGCTGCGGTTAGTTTGATATATGTACCATCAGCATATGTATTGGCAGAGTTAGCCATAACACCAGCATAGTTATTGGCTGCTGTAGTGGAGGTATTGGTATATGCTCTAGCAGTTACTAATAGAGTATCAGAATATGCATTTGCAGAAATTGCCACGGAAGATGCATATGTATTAGCATTTACACCAACTGACTCTGCATAGGAATTGACAGAGTTAGCCATTGCACCAGAGTAATTGTTAGCAGCAACAGCAGTATTAGCAAGGTTATTAGCAGTAGTATTTGATAAACTAAAGGATGAATTAATAACACCAAATGCACTATTGACCGCAGTATAAGTGGTGTTGGTAAGACTATAACCGGCATTAGCGGTTGTATATGCCGTATTAGCAGTATTGAAAGCAGGAGTTACCTGAGGTGCTACGTTATTGGCGGCAGCAAAGGCCGCCGCTGCATTGTCTGCCACACCATAAACAAATGTATTGACGCTGTTGGCAAAGTTGTAGGCAGAGTTACCTATCACATACGCTGCGTTGGCCGTATTAAAAGCAAATACAACATTGTTAGCCGTATCATGAGCCGAATTGGCTACACCAAATGCGCCGTTTGAGTTTGTATAGGCAGCATTTGCCTTATTGAAAGCGGGAGAAAAGTCAGTGACGATGCCAGTAAGAGCCGCACCATTACCTACAAAGTAAGTGGCACTGACGTTAGCAGCGGCTACTAGATCATTGACATAGGCTGTATTAGAGGTAACATTAGCGACCAACACATTGTTACCAACAACGAGTCCATGACGGACTCTAAATTCTTTATTGTCTGACACCCAAGTTCCCTTTCCCTTAGGATGATGTTATCTAGCCGCTAATTTAAACCTATAGAAGTCCACTACAGTGTTAGCATTGGCTGAGTTAATAATCAAGTTCACGTTGGATGAATAAAGATTGGCACTAACAGTATATAGTTCGGAATTGCCTGTAAAGATCGTTCCGTATTCGGTTAAGAAAACATTTGCTCCGTTATGTGTAAGTAGAACTTCTGTAGAATGAACGTTTGAGGAACTTACACCTTGAATGATATACTTTGCTGTTCTATATGTATTAGCAGAGAAGCTATCTATGACATATGAAACTGTGGCAGTACCAGTGTTAGCATTGCCTGTTAGAACATCAGCAAGAGCGACATAATCAACTGTACCACCTGATGGTGATGTTTCAACCCACTGACTTGAATCAGCGTCAGTATAGTAGATGTATAGACGGCCACCAACTGTGTCCCACCAAAGAGCGCCGGCTGAACCGACTGGAGGAGTAGGACCAACATTGATAGTTGCTGCGGATGCTGCTAGATTTGCCTTATCAAATGCCGCATTAGCTACCGTAAAGGCAGCATTGGCAGTATTATAACTTGGTGCTACCTGAGGTGCTACGTTATTGGCTGAATCAAATGCAGCATTGGCTACATCATATACAAACTTTAGGTTTGCGCCAATCGTTAGAGTATCAGTAAGGAAGTTACCAGTGATCTCAATATTGTTACCAGGATTGATGGTAAGAATATCAGTTGGTGATGTTGATACTAAGAGAGTGCCGTTGGCATTAACGGTATAGAATGTATTAGCACTACCAGAAATCTGCTGAATGTTATTAGATGGATCTTTATAGAAGATTTTACCATCGGCATAGTTAAGCGCAATTTCACCATGTTCCAACTGGGTTGCAGTAGGAAGATGTGCAGATACCGAAGATTTCTTTAGTCTAATAGTTGTGTTGGCCATTAAAAGTCGTCAGTCTCGTTTTCCGGCTCTACTACATTAACAACTTTTAAAGCGACCTCATTATTAGCCTTCTTAGGAGGCTCATATGGAACTTTAGTTCCTACAACACCTGTCACATATGGCGCAACAGGAGTCTTTATTTCTTTAACCGCTTCCTCACCTACAGTTGTAGATTTCTTCTTATTTATTACAGCTTTTTTAGGTGAAGGAACAGATGGTACCAGCTTCTTTAGTTCTTTGATCTGACCATCCTTTTCGGCTGCCTGCTTCTTTAGATCATCAATAATGCCTAGTGCTTTAGTAAGTTCGGCATTCTTCTCAACTAACATCTTCTTGGCTTCACCGATTTGATGATTCAAAGTATCCATATGAGATACCTTGTTCTTCATATCATTGAAAGAGTTTTCCCAGTTTGTGGCATTAGCCATCGCACGGTCAACTTCTTGCTTATTGCTCAAGTGTGTGTTTAGTTCATTCTGTAACGAAGCAATAGCGGTATCCTTCTCCTTTACTTGATCTTCCAATACTCTCAACTGTGTCTTTGTTTGTAGCAAAGTGTTGATGTATTCATGCACCATAGTCATGGAATTTTCAACGTAATAATTTATATACTTGTTTGGATCACTCATAGTTTAGACTCCACTTATATGAGAATTAGAAACCGCCTCCGTCTAGGATACCAAAGAATGGTACGCCTGATGCGCTGGCTTGTAGCACTTGTCCTTCTGTACCAGCACCAGTAACCTGTAGAGGACCAGTTGCATTACCGAATAGGACACCATTGGTCGTGAAGGTTGTGTTACCAGTACCACCCCATGGCACGCCGATTGTATTAGCAGTCCATGTGCCGATTGTTACGTTACCTAGACCAGTGATATTGCGGTAGTTACCAACAACTAGAGCCTCTGGAACAGTACCAGTGTTCATGTAAGAAGCGTTAGCAGCATGTTGATCAGCAACGTTAGCTGTATTGAATGCTGCGTTGGCTACAGTGTAACCAGCATTGATTGATGTATAAGCTGCATTAACGACAACGTATGCAGCGTTTGATGATGTATATGCAGCATTTGTAACTGTGTAGTTCATATTTGCCATTGTATAGGCAGCATTAACTACATCATATGCGGCATTAGTTGTAAGATAGTTCTGATTGGCCATTACATATGCGGCATTAGTTACCGTATAGTTCATGTTTGCCATTGTATAGGCAGCGTTTGTGGTATCGAAGTTTGTCTTGATCCAAACGTATGCGTTAGCGCCGTTAAGTCTTAGATTGCCAGTGATGATATCGGCATTAAGAACGGCTAGCTGGAAGCCGTTGGCCGTAGGATCGATATGATTGTTATCAGGTTCTTGGTTATAGCCTTGGAATAGATAGTATTCTTTAGTAGAATGCTCACGATAAAGACCGGTATGTAGATTGGCTGAACCGTTATTATAGTTGGCAACAAAACCAATATCAACAATATCGGTCGTATAGTTGTTACCTGCCAAGTAGATCATCGAATCAGAAACTCTTAGAACTTCTGCATCTACTACGAAAGTGTTGCCAGAAAGTGTAAGGTCGCCGACGATATTAACATTACCAGTGATTGTACCACCAGCAGATGCGAACTTGGTATTAGCTAGATCAAATGCAGCGTTAGCAACCGTATAGCCAGCATTAGAGGAGGTGTATGCGGCGTTAGTTACAACGTAGTTAGCATTTGCGGAAGTATAGGCTGCATTGAGAACTGTAAATGCAGAGTTTAACTTATCGAACGAAGCGTTAGAAACAACATAGTTGGCATTAGAACTTGTATAAGCAGCGTTAAGAACTGCATATGCCGCATTAGTTGTGGTGTAATTCATGTTTGCCATAGTGTAGGCAGCATTGACTACACCATAAGCAGAGTTGATTACATCAAAGGCTGCATTAGACTGATCTAGGAAATACTTACCACCAATCGTGATAACGTCCAGACCATTAGCAGAACCAATGAAAAGTTTGCCAGACTGATATGAATAGGCTAATTCCGCTTGCTGGAGCGAACCGCCAGGTGGCGTTCCGGTGGTACTAGAACGCTTGATTTGAATGATGGTATTTGACATGCCTTAAAAATCTCCTCCGTTTACAATAGGCAGTTCTCTAATAACAAACTTTCCTGTTGCCTGGTCGTAAACAACTGTATTGGTGTTAGCTATATTTGTTGCATTAACATCTTTTAGTTCTACAAGTGTATCAATATTTGAGGGTAATGCACTACCACCACCACCAGTATTTATGGTGATCCTATTCTTAGGTGTCGTAGTGACGTTAACCTTAGTTTGCTTAGGTGTAATCTTGATTGACATATAACTTATCCTGTGATGGATGGTGTTACATGGACAACGCCTTCAATCAATCTTGAACGAGTATTACCTACATTAACAATAGTCAAAATGTCAAAGAAATACGTTCCGACCTTTAGGTTGGCTGTATTAGCTGCTGACATTGAAATGAAAATCGTACCGTTGCTATTTGCTGTATCAGTGGTGCATACAAATGATGCAGATGCATTAGGAGATACTAGAGACCTCTTGAGGCTTCCTCTAATAGTATAACCGTTCAAATCTTGGGGCAAGTTTGTGTCATCATCGGTGATATCGATGGTAGTATAGAAGTCTGCGCCTTTGTCTATGTATAGTTCTACATACTCGGACATTTGTTTCCCTTTTGCTTATTTAGACCTTCTCATAATAAGCAATTCCTTTAGTATTTATCTAAACTTGGGTCCCTCTACCCAGATAACCAAAGACTTTCTGACTCCAGATGTGACAGGTGCTACCTTATGAGGAATGAAAGAAGGAAATGATACAATGGTTCCTCGTTTCATGGCAATCGTAATAGCATCTTCTTCTTTACCAGTATTGATCAAAAACTCACCACCAGTAAAATCTTCGCCAGGTGTATTCAGCAACATAACTAAACTTAACTTTCGTGTGTCACTGTTCTTAGTATTACCAAGATTTTCATCATACAATAAGTCAGTGTGCCACTCAAACTTTCCGTCTTTATCATATGTCGTGTATTGTATCGACTCATAGCCATGTAGATCGAACCCATAATAGTTGTTATTAACTCTATTGATCACATGGTTAAACTTATTGTAAAACCATTCTGTGGTATCATCTTTACCGATAAATGCCACTTTAGAAATTCTAACCTGATTGACATACTCATCGGTAACAATCTTGGCATCATTCAATTCTAGAGTTTCACAATAGTTTGCTATATTACCTATCTCCGAATCATCAAACACACCATCAATCCAAAAGTTAGAAGGTGTCATCCTTCTTCTCATAAACAAATCATTTGACACTTCACCATAACGCATTGTTATAATCCTTAAAGAGGAATAGTTGTTCCTGTATGAATTGCATGAATAACTAGATTGGCAAAAGCTGACGAAATCTTAGGATCACTGTTAGCGTAATCAAAGATGCGAACAGTTTCGGTTATATCAGCATTAACATTTGCTACTGCCTGTTGACTTGATTCCAGACGCAAGGCTTCTACATCTTCTAGTGTAAATGTTCCTGTGTCACCAACATGTTCTTTTAGTTCTGCAAGTTTAGTATCAACATTAACATCAACAATACTCTCTTGCAATTTGAGCCAATCGATAGGTGCTCTTAGAATGATGTCTTTTACAATCTGTTCATATGATGGTGCTGGTGTTTCGTAAATGCTCATGAACACATCTGTTCTGGTTGATAGTGGATAACCATCAGCGTTTACTTTTACAGTACCATCTTCATTGAAGGATGTGGCCAAATCCATTTCTGTTACTTTGTCTGTCCAATAGCGAACAAGAATGCCATGCTCTGATGAGTCCGCTTTAACTATTCTGTATCCTAGATTCATTTCTTATTGTTCCCTTTAAGATACTGGCCCGTTTCTTGTGCCTTGATTGATATATCTGATGTTTGTATTGCCTGTGATAGCATTGCCTTGTGAGCCAGATGCACCTGCTGAACCCGTGGATCCTTGTGCGCCGCCTGGTCCTGTTGGACCTGTAGAACCTGTAGGTCCTGTAGCACCTGCACCACCTCCGGCTGCACCAGCATGACCGCTGTGAGAACCGCCACCATGTCCTGCATGTCCGTGTCCTCCGCCGGCGCCAAAGCCACCGCCGTGACCACCTGTACCACCTCTAACATGACTGTGGTTGTTGTTTCCACCGTAATCGGCGTGACCACCGCCACCACCAGCACCGTTATTACTTGCACCATGGCCGCCGCCTGGGCCACCGCCGCCTGCGCCATGGCCGCCTGTACCTGCACCACCGCCACCACCGCCACCACCGGCAGTAATATGGCCACCGTGATGACCTACGGCGTAATAAACATAAACGTGATGACTACCGTAGCCGTGTGCAGCACCGCCGCCTCCGCCGCCTCCACCACCACCAGAACCACCAGGTCCTCCTGAACCGCCTGGTCCTCCAGATCCTCCTAGTCCACCAGGACCTCCAGGACCTCCTGATCCGCCAGAACCACCAGTAATTGTGTTATTGTTGTTTAGAATGAGTGCTGTTCCAGTCGCAGCATCGGCTTGAAATGATATGCCGCCTGTACCACCAGTTCCTCCAGTACCACCAGGTCCGCCTGTGCCGCCTGTTCCTCCAGGACCACCAGTTCCGCCTGTTTCGCCAGCGCCACCACCGCCTCCATGACCTGCACCAGATGTCGAGGCACCAGAAGCATGAGCACCACCGCCACCATGGCCGCCATGTCCTGCTGAACCAGATGAACCTGTAGAGCCTGTAGTACCTGTGTCACCAGTTGTTCCTGTTGTACCAGTTGCGCCGGCTGTTCCTGTTGAGCCAGTAATCGTTGCATTGTTTTCGATATAGAGCAATGAACCACCAGTCCATGACGAACTAGTTTTGAATGCTGGTGTAGAAGGATTTGACGAACCGATATTAGCATTAACGAAACAGAAAACATTAAGAGGATAGGTTGGATTACCCGCCTGTGTATATAGATCAACATTGTTCGTTGCTGAACTAATGTTGATGATCTTAGTTGGTCTTAATATCGGAAATACAAACATTCAAGCAACTCGCTTATCTAACGTCTGGTAGGAATGAACCGTATAGATTTGTGCCATCACATACGAATGAGAACAAGTCACGACGATTTGCAGCCGTTGTCAGGATTGGTGCGACACCAGCTGGCCATTTGAATACAGCATTCCATGTTAGTGTTCTGCTGCCAGTACCATCCTGTATCACATGTAGTATATATGTACCAACTCTGAGGTTAGTTGGCGCTGCAATTGTTCTATTACCACCAAGTGTAACATATGCAACCTGTCCAACTGAAACGTCCCAATTGATTGTGGCACCATCAGTTAGTGTCTGATTTCTAATGTTAGCATTAACTGTAACCGTACCTGTGAATGTAGGGCTAGAAATTGATGGTGATGATAGAGGTGCATAAGTGGCAGCGGCAAATGCATTTGCTGATGCGCCTACTTGCTGTGCGTATCCATTACCAGATGCACCGATAGATGTGGCTACAGATAGTGCATAAGCATTTCCACTAGTTGCCATTGCAGTAGCATAGGTATTACCAGCAGCACCAACTTGAACTGTATATCCATTAGCACCAGCAGAAACACCGTTAGCTTTAGCAAATGCAGCGGTTGTATTTTGAACTACTGATTCAATATCAGAGTTAGATGCAATTCTTCTATAGTTAGTTCCGTCGTTTGTAAATTCCCAAACGTCAGTTGCTTCATCCCATAGTAGTGCTACGTTAGTTGATGAACCACGATTGATTTCAATACCAGCATCTTGTGATGGTGCCGTACCTATTGGTAGATCAGCATTTAGTGTGATAATATTATCACCAACATTTAGTTGCTGTGTATTAGCATAAGTTGTGACGCCAGAGATCGTTAGGTTACCAGTAACTACTAGATCACCACTAACAGTGTCACCAGCTTTTCTTACATACGTTGCAATTGAGAATGTGTTTACTGCGTTGGCTACAACACCAGCTTGGTTTGCGGCAGTGAAGCCAGCATTAGCAGTACCATATGCTGCATTAGTAACTACATAGTTGGCATTTACAGAGGTGTATGCAGCATTCAATACCACAAAGGCTGCCGACAGGCGGACGTTATCGGTGTTGGCTTGTGTATAGACTGAATTAGTAACACCAAAAGCTGTATTCAAAACACCGTAGATGCTGTTTGCTCTACCGAAAGATGCGTTACCTACAGTGAAAGATGCGTTAATTAGGTTATAATTATTCTGATAATCGGCATAAGCATTAGCAGCATTTGATCCCAATGTCATTGCTAGGCTGTATGCGTCATTTGCTTTTGTAAAGCCTGCGTTAGCAGTAACATATGATGAATTAGTTACCGTGTAAGCTGATGCAACGTTAATGTTAATGTTGTTTGCAAAGTCATAGATGCCGTTAGCAAAAGTATATACGGAATTGACACGACCGAAGCCTGAATTGGCAACAGTGAATGCACTATTCGATACGACATAGTTGGCATTACCAGAGACAAAAGCCGCAGACAGGCGGACGTTATCTGTATTAGCCTGAGTGAAGGCGGCATTAAGAACAACATAAGCCGCACTTAGTCTAACATTGTCGGTATTTGACTGGGTGAATGCTGAGTTTAGCACAACATATGCGGCTGATAGTCGAACGTTATCTGTATTTGACTGGGTGAATGCTGAATTAGTGACTACATAGTTGGCATTAGCTGAGGTATAAGCTGCATTTAATACGTTGTATGCCTGTGTAAGTCTAACGTTATCTGTGTTTGACTGTGTAAAGGCTGCATTGGTTACTACATATGCTGCGGATAGTCTAACATTGTCGGTGTTTGATTGGACATAAACAGAATTGGTTGTCTGAAACACCAAGTTCATCTTCTCATGCTGTTCATTAGCATATAGAATGATCTGGTTTGTTTTGACTCTCCACTGATCAAATGTGTCAGTAAGGTTTACGTTTGCTAATCCCATGTTACTTTACCAGTCCTTTTAGAAGTTCTTTAATTTCTCGTAAGTCTTCCTTGATTGAGGATACTTCTTCTTTTACGGTGTCTAGTTCCCTGTCTCTTGTTTTTCTAGCCTTGTATGCAGCAAGAGATTTATTATCTTTATTTATAAGAAATCCTTCGGGGCTTCTGTAGATGCCTGGAATGTCTGTTTTAGCTTCTTTGCTCATAATCCTACTCTAGCATTTAGCAAATCGGTTATAATTTTACGTTCGTCATATGCTTCGATATCTTCTTCTCTATCTGTGCATCCATGAAACTCGGCAACATACTTTAGAGCCTGTACCCATTTAACTGCTTCATCGGGATGATACCCCATCATTCTTACAATCTTTTTAGCAGTAGTATCAATAAACTTTGGTGGTATAACTACACAACCTAGGCAGATATGATGATCTGTAATCGTTACGTTATAATCAAACCCATAACATGCCTTAGGTTTTCTGGTGACTACACTGTTAGCATATACTTTCAAGGAATCGTATATATCAGCACCACCATATACTTTAGCGTAGTTTAGAACCTCTGCATTGTTACGAACGATGGCATCACCATAAACCTCTGAGTAATCATAGACCATGGCATTATCCATTACTTTGACTTTACCATATACTTTAGAGTGTCCGCTTACTCTTGCATCACCATAAACTTGTGCTTCTTCATATACCTGACAGTCACCATATACTTTTGCTCTACCATATATCTTGGCGTTGCCATATACTCTAGCATAATCATTGATGATAACGTTCTCTGATACTCTTGCTTCACCATATACCATGGCAAATGGACCGATATAACAGTTATCGTCTACCTTGGCAGTTTCAGCAACCCATCCACCACCTCTGATATGCTGATGGGCGGGAACAGGTCCCGCACCATCTTGAAAGTCTATATCTACTTGTTCAACAAAATCACTTGAATCAAAACGAATTTCCATTTGTTCTCCATTACATTTGTAGAGCAATAACTCTTAGGTCACCGACACGTGGAACAATAGCAGAATTGAAGCCGTCGTTTAGTAGACCAATCTTAACTGCGAAATACTTATATGACTGATAAGTAACGCCAGCGTCAGTAGTATAGCTTAGAACATTAGCAACGCCACCATTTAGTGCAACTGGGCGACCGATTGTGGAAACAACAGTGTTACCAGTAACGATGCCACTTGAATTAACAACGTTTGCTGTTTCGCCAGTAGAGAATCCTGTGCCACTCATTACATAGATTGAGCCTTCGATGGCTGATACCTGTGCAGAGTTAGCAGAAGATAGTCCAGTTAGTGTATCACCAACATTGATTGTTGTACCAAGTGTATTTGTCACAGTTAGTCTATCAATAGTTGATGTAGGTACGAGATATGTGTATTCGATAAAGTCATTTCTATCATCTAGTGATGAATACTTAACATCGCCTGTACCATCTTTATATAGTTCTACCCATGGTCTATTGTCAAATGCTGTGTCATCTTCGGCATTTAGTGCCTTGAGCCATACCTTTACATCTGTTCCTGGTGGACGATATGCAGCAATGATAACTTGAATATCCTCTGCGTCTTGTCCTTCTGCTAGTGTAACAGTCTTTGAGATATACTTGTTAAGTAGCAGACCGTGAGTTGGATAAGTTTCACCACGGTAATCATTGTTGATGATATTGTCAAGAATGATAGAATGTGTTCTGTTTGTATCAACTAGTGGTGATACGGCATTAGATGATGAACGCATTGTTACTTGAACGTTCATTGACTGACCACCGGAGAGTAGAGCGTTTTCGTTTGTTCTTGAAAGAACGCCCTGCTCAGTCTTGAAGTAATGAACTTCTGATGGATCAACATCAATAAAGTTACCAGGAACACCAGCGATAGATGTTGTCTTGACTTTGAACTGGATATCAGTATTCTTGAATGACAAGAATGATGGTTCAAAAGTCATTGACGAATATCTAAAGTTAGAGATACCTTCGATCTTCTCAATGAAACCACGCTTGCTCCAATCAGTAGAAGCAATAACGTAATCGCCGTTGACGAAGCCACCACCAGAGCCACTTAGATGTAGCATTGATGTATCACCATTGATGTAGTAGTTTAGGCTACCACGAGCATTGGTGATATCGGATACAGTTCCGAAGATAGCTTTTGATAGTAGTGTAGTACCATCTAGAACATAGAAGTTCTCACCCTGGATGTAACCAGTGTTTGAACAATGAACTAGTCCGCCTGATACGTTAACAACGGTGCTGTTCTGGAATGAAACGTTACCGTGAATAACGTCACCGATAGAAATCGATCCGCCAGTCAAGCCAGAAACGGTTATCTTATCACCAGACATAAATGTTTCGCCATAGTTGCCATCGAAGGTGATCGTTTCGTTTCTAACGAATAGCTTTTCGATTGGCTTATTGGCTAGATATGCAACGCCGTCTGTGTTCTTAACGAACTCTGCACGATAGAACTTGCAGGTTAGATCGGTGTCTGGAATGATATCCCAGTTGGTGTTGTTGTTTGTCTGATAGAATGTACCAGTACCACGACGATCAACAACCTGACCGAGACCATTAACATCTGTCTGACCAAGTTTAGATACCCAAACATATAGATCAGGGTTAGCGTTAATTGGGTGAATAATAAACGCATACTGTGTATCGTTATACAAGAACACAGGTGCCTGGAATGTTACACGGCAAGGATTGCTACTGCCGTTTGTTGAAATTGGAACTGCTGCTGGATTATTGAAGAATACTTCTGAATAAGGAACAGTATTTCTAGTGATCTGCTGACCAGCATCCATTTCACGAATTTCACACCAGAAGCCCTTTGTACCAATTCTTGCTACGAAGATATCAACACTTGTTATGAAAATACCTTCTTCACCATTAGGCGCTTTGGCCAAGAATGAATAAGCCGCACAAGAATGTGAAGCTGGTGCTGGTGGTGGAGGAGCAGCAATTGATTCCCAATCTGATGATGGGAAGTCTTGAACAACTTTTTCAGTATGGTAAGAAACAGTCTTTGTTGTTAGAATTGAACGCTGCTTCTTAACGGCTGTACCAGATGCAGTAAATGTAGCAGCACCACCAGTTGAGATTTCATCTGGGATATCTGATCTAGTCTTTACTACGTTTGGATCAACTGGATAACGGCTGTCAATAACCAACATGCTACGCTCACCAACACGGAACTGACCCTGTGTTACTTGGAACTGGAAGTTTAGAGCACCGTTAGCGTCAGTAACTAGGTCAGTACCGAATGATGACCATGGTGTTAGTGAAGATGGTGCTGGTAGTGTGGTGTTAGATGCGCTTGTTGTTCCCTTTGTCAAATCGATAACTGTGTTTGGTGATAGACCAAACTGACCGTTCTGAATGATCCAGCCAAACTGATTTGCTGTTAGAGGACGGGCATTGTTAGCAACTGATACGTTATCAAAGTATGGCCACATGCGAGTGTATGGCTTCATACCGGTACAACGAACGGTGATCATCTGCGGACGAATATATGGGTAAGACTGAATGTCGATTACCTTATAGTCTGTCTGCACAACGTCGGCACCTGATGCTTCCCAATACTGTGTACCAGAACGATTGTTGTTATATACAGTCTCAACTGTAACACCAGGACCGCCGATTGGGTTATTAGAGTTAGCTACGCTTCTAGCTTGATCGTATGTTGAATATGTACCAACGTATGATCTGCTTGAGCCAGTGCCACGATAAACTTTATAGCCAGTGACCCACTTGTTCCATGATGCCCATTGTGTGCTGTTGAGAACATCGACAACACCTGATGTGGCATTTGCAGTAAATGTACCAAAGTTGGTTACTGTGTTACCAGAATAGCCATACTTGTTTGTGGTATAGGCATTGTTTAGATATCCTGAAGCCTGTGATCCGTAAGTGACGATTGAAACAGACTTGTTAGATAGCTGCTCATCTGGCATTAGTGTAGTATCAATCCAGATATCATTATCTGGGTATAGATTAACTGTGCCTAGGAACAACCAAGACTGACGTTCAACATTGACTTCTACGGTTGCTCTTTGCTGTTTCCAGTATTCAACTTCTGTATATTGTAGAGTTACAACAGGGCTGCTATAACGAACATTCTGTCCAGTCTTATAGTCGTATGCGATTGTTTCCATCTTATACAATGGACGAATTGACTTTTCTTCGTCATCGAATGCTACACGCTGTTCTGGATCATCAGTGTTTGATAGCGAACTATCGTTGAATGTATCGGTAAAGATACCATTCTTAAAGCGATCATTACCAGCATCGTCTTTGATTGTCATGCTGGTTGCAGAACGTTCGAGGACAGATAGTGAGGTGTAATACTCTAGGTTAACGATACGCTGTTTCAATACACCAATATCACGCATTGTAAAGCGTAGGTTTGATAGTCTCTTAGCTGAACATGCTAGATCAGGACGTCCTAGAGATACTGCATACTGTGGTGACAGTGATGGGTATGGTTGAATATTGATAGAAGCAAGAGCCATAGAGCCAGGATAAATCTGTGGCATCTGTGGATTGATGCTTGGGATACCCTTAATGATCTGGAAGTTGCTGTCTTTATCAACTACAACCAAGTCAGTTCTACCGAGATAGTAATAGAAGTCATAAGTGATCAATGATGATGGCACTGGGAACTTCATACCAGTAGCAGGGTAGTTGAATGTCGTAGTTACTGCTGGGTTGACAGGAGCACCAGCTACAGTTGTGGAGCCAGTTACAGACGCAGCCTTAACTGGTCTAAAGTCTAGGCAGTTTCTTAGATCATATGATGCACCATTGATTGGTGACTTAAAGATCGGAACATTTTCTGTTCTGATATCAGTAGTTGGATCAAATAGAGTGTCATCATCTTCAATTGGGTATGAGTCAATAGAGAAGTAACCACCACGATTAGTGAAATCAGGTGTGAAGTAATCCAACTCTACTAGCAGTCTTGTGTTTGTGTCTAGTGTAACTGTAGGAGTAATTGTTGCGTGATCATAATGCGTATCTTTCTGACCATTGCTGAACACGAAAGATGACATAACATTAGAACCGTTTGTGTTTGATGTTGGATAAACACCATCAGTTCTGGCTCTAATGCTTCTGATACGATAAACATCAGAGAAGCCTAGATCATAAGGACCTACAATGCCAGCAACGTTGTTAGCACAATTGATCTTAACATAACGGCTAATGTTTAGGTTCTTTTCAATTTCAAGAGCGCCTGATCTTACAATTGGGTAAGATACTGTGACATAGAACACGCTTGGGAATGTTTCTTTAAGATCAAATCTTAGAGTTGTATCAGTTGCGGTAATTGTGCGCTGTGAGCCAGCATCAGAACCAATACCTGTTAGAGTGATCAAGTCACCAGACTTATAAATCTTAGAAATGGTATTTGTTGAAACAACGGCTGGTAGAGCGGAATCAACAGTTAGATATAGATTGTTGGCGATTGCTGTAACGTAATAGAAATTACCATTACCAGATAGCTGGATCTTATCACCAACGTTTAGTCTCTGGAATCTTGTACCTAGACCAACTAGCTGTGTAGTACCAGCACCAGATGCAGCGGTACCAGTCTGTGTAATAGCAGCAACGTTAGCACCGCCAGATGTCTGGTTGAATGTTAGATAGATTCCCTGTGCAGCACTAGCAGATAGTGTAGTTGAGCCGAATGGGAACTTTTCAATACCAGAAGGTAGTGATAGAGTGAATACACCGTTTGAGGCTGCCTGAACCGTAGAAGCTACACCATCGGTCTGATTAAAGATGAATGATGTATCTGTCTGTGATATATCACCAACGCTACGAATTGTCTTGGTAAAGTCAGAACCAGTTCTATAGAGTAGAGTTGAATCTGGAACTCTTTGAAGAACTGCATTTCCTGATGTATCAAGAATAACATCAGCACCCATTAGAGAACTTACACCAGAGCCAGCAGCATAGATGTTTCTTACGCTTGAGAATGTATTTGAGCCAAGCATCTTAACATCGGCTAGATATACATTATATCTTGCGTCATAGCCTGGTGTTCCGCTTACATATTCATATGATAGTAGTGTAGCAGAACCAATCTTAGAACCAGTCTGTGTGGCGATTGACCACTTCTTGGTGCTAATTCTATCCTGTGCAGTATTGTATAGTTCAACTGTCTTGGCTTTGTTTAGTTCCCAACCACCTACAAGTTCATTGACAGTTACATACTGCCCCATTGTAGCAGCGGCATACTGGCCGTTAACGTTAGAGAAAGTTAAACCCTTGTCAGTTGATAGATCGTAAGTTGATAGGGCGCCGACTTGATAACCCTGACAATAGCCAGAGCCAGGTGACACGCCAACATAAAGTAGGCTATTGTTACCATCGTCGTAACGACCATAGTTAGATCCTGTATTGTCATGCTCTTTAACAGTGATATCAAGACCATTAACAACATAGTCACCAGAGTTGTCGTATGTTCTCTTAGCCATAGCATCATTGATATATGAATACTGTGTGTTGGCTAGATATGTCTTAACACGTCCTGCTTCGATGGTGAATAGAGTTACGAAGTTCTGAACATCTACAGTATCATCAATACCGACAACCTGTAGTTCTGGATTTAGTCTTAGACGATCAGCACCTGGTGCAGAGAAGTTTGATGCCTCCTGTGCAGGATCTAGTAGTGATGCGTCGGATGATGATGTTACAATTTCTTCTGAAATGTAGAAGCCAACTCTTGCGGTTGGGTTTGGGTTGTAACGATCAATAACAATTGACTGTTCTGGGAAAGCAATAAAGTGGTTCTTAGCGAATAGAACACCTGATGTAATAGTAAAGCGTGAACCAACGCCAGTATTTGCAACAGCGTCGGTGCTCTTAACAACTACACTATAAGTTGCACCATTTACGTTTGCTCTTAGTGTTTCACCTGGCAAGAATACCTTTTGAGTAGGATTAGTTGGTGAAGCTGATGTATAAGCAACGTATAGTGTTTTAGAGTTTGCGGATGACTGAACACCGTCTAGTGTCTGAATAAGTTGTGCTGTAATGTTCGATGTAACGCCAGTAATCTCAAGGCGAGTATTACCATTTGCTTTGCCTTGTTCAATTAGAGTGTTCCATTCTGACACACTAACAGTGTTACCAGTTGAATCCGTATCATTGATCTTAACGTAACGAATAGCACGACCAGCATTTAGACCATCGTTAGTTTCTAGGTAGAATGCGCCAGGGAGAACGATTGTACCATCTTTGAAGATATTGCGACCAAAACGCTGAATTTGTTCCTGTAGGGAAGTCTGAATCTGTGTTAGTTCTCTAGCCTGGACTGCATAGCCTGGCTTGAATAGGATTCGATAGAAACCCTTATTAGCATCATAATCGTCATAATAAGGTGTAACGTTAAAGTCTGTGGTTAGCGCAGTTGTGTTAGCAGTATTTGCCATTTTCTATTCTTTCCCTTAGAAACTTAGTAGGATTTTGTATTCTTCGTTCTGGTCAATTGAACGTTCGATTGGTACTATATTATCTATATATAATAGTTTTCCTGAGTATGGTAGCATTTCAGGATTTAGAACCGAGTTAACGTAACGTGATGTGGTTGATGTTGCACCGATTAGCAAATCGGATGTAGGAACGCCTCTTACATTAGTAAGTTTGATTGTAACGTTAGAGTAATCCCAAGCAGCCACAATGCCTCTGAATGTAGAATTGGCTAGGCTAGAACCCTGATATACCCATTCATCTTCATAGTAGTTTGTAGTAACGGCTGATTCGGCCATTGTAATTACTGTCAACTGTGATACGGCAGCATTAGACATAACTTTTGTCTCATCGAAGTTACGTGGATCTTCAATGATAGCAATCTGTCTGTAATCATTTTCTACAGATAGAACACCACCTTCTTGGTTTTTGATAAGAGTATCAATCATTAGATATGATCCGCCTAGTTCATATAGAGGATCTGATCCATGGCCGCCTGGTGGGTTAATAATTACTCTTGCATTAGCACCGGATCCGACAGATGAACTAATAGTTACATTTGCTAAGGTATATCTAGCACCTTTATTGTCAATGGTAATAGAGTCAATTTGTGAAGTGGTTGTATTGCGTGTAGCGAATGCATTGGCGAACAAACCATCACCAGCAATATTTACTGAAATCTGATTTGAAGTATATCCCGAACCTCTGTTGGTGAGAATAATGCTATTAATAGCACCATCAACAGCACCATCTTGAACTTGCCACTGTAGAGTGTTATCGTCAGTAGCTAGAGTTTTAATAGGCATGAAAGAACTAGTCAAAAATCTTTGCTGATCTTCTGCACTCAAGCTATACATATACTTCCAGATATACTTGTCTGGTGTCTGGAACACACCTGCTGGATTTGTTGATGATGGTTTAGCTGTAGAAGCAGCACCATAATTGTTTGCAATGCACTTATAAACATTGAAATCATCAGTGAGAACATAGAAGGCTGTGTTTGGATTCTTTAATGATCTAGAATCCGTAAGATGATCGTAAGCAACATAAACGGTATTGTTAGACCAATCAAATCTAGGAACAACATGTCTCATGTCGTTTGATGTTAGTCTCTTTCCACCAACCATATTATCCCATACTTCATAAACACTAGCTTCGGAAGTATTAGCTTGTGGTGGGCTGATATCGTTTGTCCATGGCTGCACTCTACCAAATGTCAGATATAGATTAGCGCCTGATGGTTCTGAAACCGATTCACGAAACTGTTTAGCAACATAAATGCCAAAATCTTTAGAACGAACTGAAGCCATTATTCTCTCTCTTTAGATAATATTTATAAGCCGTATCTACGGCGGTCTCTATTGAATAGTGTTTGAATTTCGTTGTTTGAAAGCACTTTATTATATATCTCAACAGAAGCAATCTTGCCTTCAAACGGTAGAGGTGGTGTGCCGCTGCGACGACCAACCATTAGTTGTTGTGTAGAGTCAGTGACACCAGTTGATGTTCCTGTCGACATGGACATAAAGGCGCCGTTTGAGTAACCACGGATATTAATACCGTCATATGTAAATGCAACAAACTGCCAGCTATTATTTGCTAGACCTGTTGTGATCACTAGTGAGTTATCAGCAGACGATGGATAGATATCAATCGTTGGGTTGCTGCCGTTCATATACAATTCATATCCTGAGGTTGACTTATCACTCTTTGTTAGAATTGTCTTATATGCTAGAACGTTTGACTGATTTACCCATGCAGCAACCGAAATGACGTTTGAAACATTCATAGTATTGGCATGTGACATGATAGCACCACCATTACTGTAGATACCCATTACACGCAAGCCAGCTGATGCAAAGTAAGTGTTAGCTTTGAGATTGGCGTATTGCTGAGTATTAGCAGCATTGTACCAAATGTTCTGAGTATCATATATCACGTTGCCAACATTGGCTGCGGTGTTTGTTGTTCCTCTTCTTGTGTCATATGTTAGATATGCAAAGTTTCCTGTAGGAACATAACTTGAGCCATTTGATGTAGCAAATTTTAGAATTAGATTTTGATATGCAATGTCTGTTGTGATATATGTGTTAACAACATTGGCTGCCACGTTGATATCATATCTTTCGGTTTCACTTCTATAAACATGCTGACCGAATAGCTTCATACCAGCAGGATGTGAAAGTTCTTTGATTGACTTTCTGTATTTCTCAAGCGATGTGTCAGACTTAATGACATATGAATAAGGCTGATAATAATCACGATCCTGTAGGAAGTTATAGCCAGATAGATGACCATCATCATTGACATAACGGCCTGGGTATGTATAGATACCAGTGATAACTGTAATATCTGCCTGTGCTAGACCGTCGCCCTGTGTAGAAAGATTTAGAGTTGTGTTTGGTTGATATCCAGCACCACGAGATAGAACACGCAACTGCTCAATACCACCAATGATATTTGATGTGGCTTCAAGTAATTCACCGTCACCGATAATTGCCACCGCTTGAACATTCGCACCATATGCATTGACGTTTTGTGAGATAACAGAAACGTTAGGTAGTGCAGACTGTATATATCCTGAACCGCCGATTGTGTAACCTGTGCGAGGTGTAAATGATACTTGCTGGATTGAACCATTGGAATCGACGATTGTAACGACACCATTAGCACCTTCACCATAATATCCATATCTGTTATTGAACTCTAGAATATCACCGACAACATAGCCGAATCCACCGTTTGCAATTTCCATTCTACCAAGAATACCCATAGAACGAACAAAGGTATTAGAGAGAACGTCAACTGATGGTAGTTCGTAATAACCTAGACCTGGGTTTGTAATCTTAACAGAAAGAACAGGACCGCAGTTTGCATACTGCCAATATATCATAGAATTGGCTACTACTGTATTGGCGTTAGGCTTCTTATAGATATCGAAAGAGTAACCACCAATATTTCCTGATAGTGCTGGTGATACTGTAATAATATTTGATTTTGTATTACTACTAGTAATTGTAACAAACTCATTGTTAGCCATGATAACGTCACCAGTCTCAAAATAAACATTTGAATTAGATGCCCAATAATCTAGGTTAACAGTTGTTGCAGGACCGATACCTGTCGAGATAATGAGATTTGATGTATTGACATAGATGTTAGCCATATTGGTATAGGCTTCACTCTGATTAACGTTTAGAGTGTTTGCGATTACATTATTAGCAACATCGATAATTCTAGTACCGATAATATCATAGCTAGAAGGATGATATGTCTCGTCCTCATTAACAACGAAGATGTTAGCAGCGGCGTCACGACCACCACCGCCAGTGAATAGCAATGCGTCGTTTGCTCTAAAGCCAGCACCTGGTAGAGTAACCTCAACCGATCTAATCTTACCTTCAAGATATGCTCTAATAACTTTAGAGATAACGACAAGACCACCAGAACCACTATTACTACTAATAGGAACAGCAGAACCTTGAACGTATCCTGAACCAGGGTTTGTTACTGTAACGGTGTAAATCTGACCAGAGAATAGATTACAAGACAGTCTCTTGACTAGGCCGTTGTCATCATAGAACGTGAAGATTTCTTCACCGTTTTCAAAGTCCTGTTCAACTGCGGAAACTTTAAGTTCTGTGACTAGAACACCGTTATCATAATACTGATCGGCAGTTTCAACGGTACAAGTAGAATTAGAATTAGCACCACGAATTGTTCTACCGATAAACAGAGAATATGCAGAACTGTTGGCAACATTATCGACCGCAAAGTCTTTAACGTTTAGTGATCTTTCTACGAACCATTTACCATCTGACGCACGAAGAATATCATCTTTAGGATAATAGAAATCAATATCCTGGTTATACAGGGCTCGCATAAGAAAGCGAATTGACTTCTCTGAACCACGGGTACGATAAAACTCCTTGGCATGTTTTAGCAACACGACCTTATCAGCTAGAATACTGTCAGGAATTAGTGCTGTGTAATTATCGTATAGCTTCTGTAGGAAGGCATGATAGTCACTTTCTTCTTCAATATAATGTTCTTCACCTTCTTGTATATCATGATCGATATCCATCTTGATTTCATCAATATCAAGAAAGCGAGGAAAGTTTTTAGTGACATACTGTAGCTGTCCGTCTTGTTCTAAGAACTTATAATAATGCTCCATGAATTGAACAAACAACTCATGGTCGGCTCTGACGAAATCAGGTACCTGTGACTTAACTAGTATAGATGTTTTGTTATCGATTTTATCGGTCATGCTGTTTCGGCTACCATGTCTAGCTGAATTGCCTGTATGTTGTTAGTGTCAATAGCGAGAATACGATTTCTCAGAGGAACAATAACGCCCTGTTCAGGAACAACGTTAATTGTAAGAACGTCTTGATCATAGAAATCGTTTGCTGGCATTGAAATAGGTGTCAATGTATCTAGAATAATTTTACCAGTTAGATAATCAATAGTGCCTGCTGCTGCATTAACGATAACCTTTTCACCGTTTGGCTTATAGTAATATGTTCTTAGTGTTCCTGTTGTTGATCTTAGGTTAACTGCTAGAACTGCGCCAGAACCCTGACTGTCGGTAATCTCAACGAACGCTCTGGTGTAATTAATACCAGGGTTTATAACTCGGACAGAAACAAAACGTCCATTGACGATGACTGGCTCAACTTCACCACCAGAACCGTCACCAGTAATTGTTAGTGTTGGTTTGCTAGTATAATTAACACCAGGATTTAGAATTGATACCGAATCAATACCAGTATAGGACTCTGGAGTTTCTTCAATGAATACGTCACGCTGAATAGCTGCGGAGTCTTTTACTTTAAGAGTTGGATATGTGTTTAGCTTGAACGCATAGTCACCCTTACGAAGCGGTGTGTTAAAGCTAATAACATATGTATTAGTTCCGCCAATCTCCATCTTGACACGGCGTTGTAGGAAGATATCGATATCAGAAGATGTAATAGATGCTTCTGACTGTTCAATATAATACTGCATCTTAGACAACTTAAAAGTTGATTTGAATGTGTATAGTTCCTGTGTGGCGTAATTGTAGATAGCTTCTTTGATTAGATTTAGAATTTGCCCTTGTGTTCTAGTTGTCAAGTTAGGATTATATCTAACCTTACCACGAATAAGAACGAATGCATATTCAGGATCGACGATATCTGGCTTAACAGTTAGAACGTTGCGATTTTCAACAAGGCTATTTTTAATTGTTTCTTTTTCTAGATTGGTTAGTGTATAATAACCCTTGGTCTTGAGAGACATGAACACTTTACCATATACGATAGGATCATTATCTTCACCACCCCAAACAGAAACAGCTTCAATGTTAGGGAAGTCTTTAGTAACGAGTGCTTCATAGTCACCAGAGGTAACAGCACGATTTTGTGAGGTGTAATAGTTAGTAGAACGGAAACGAACCTGTTCTACCGTTTCTTTATCAGAACCACCAGCAGAGGCGCTTGTTACTGTAACTCTAACATTGCTACTGAATCCTGCAATACCGTCAGCGTCAGATAGACCAATTCTTGAAATATTGTTGCCTCTAGGACCTACAGTATCAAGATAAGTTGCAATAACGATAGAGCCATTAGAAGGTCTCTTACCGATGTAGTTATCACCAAAATAAACTGTGTAATATGAGTCCTGATCTTCTTCGATGAAATATACCGTAGAGTTAGCTTGAATTTCTGAAATGTCAGCGGCTAATACATATTCAGTTGTGGTAGTATTTGATGCGGACTCCTGAACTGAAATAGTTAGAGTTGATGTATCGACGTTAGAAGATGGAATCTGAAAGCGTCTTGATGTGTTATTAGCCAGCACTGGGAACTGCATTGTAACAGCCTCACCCTGTCTAACAACTACATTGCTGAACACAAATGAACCGTTGCTCTTATATGCGGTATTAGAATGTATTGCAACGAATGGGTAATTAACTTGTTCCTTATCAGCACCAAGAAAGGTTGTCCATTTGTCTAGTGTAATATAATTGATGATCTGATCTTCATCGGGACCTGGTGTGACAACAACATTTACCATAGCCTCTGCACCACGCATAGACATAGGCACATAGTTGATCACCTTGGCGTGTGATACGATGTTCTTTCTAAGCTGCGCCGTATCAAGAAAGGCTTCGTTAGCAGCCATATTCAAGTAATATGAATTGTAATAGGTATTGTATGCCAGAATGTCTAGCATTACAGACATACCAGAACCCTCAAAGTCATAATCTTGAAAAGTATTCTGACTGCGGAGATACTCTTTTAGATTATTGCGAATAGAGAAGAAGTCTAGATCCGCAACTCTAAGTATATTGTTGGAACTTGCCATGGCTCTTAACGAATCCTTTCAAGGAATATTGTTGTTGTTACTGGTAGGTCTCTATTCAGAATAATATACTGCAAGCGAACATTGAACCCGTTATTATCAATATCAGCGGTTACATCAACTGCCTGTAACTTAACTCGTGGCTCAAAGTTCTCAATACATAGTTTAATGGCCTTCTGTAACTGAATAGCAGTAAAAGAGGTCATTGGTTCAAATAGTAATCTTCTAACATCAGAACCAATATAACTCTGAAATGGGCGCTCATTATAGTTAGTCAATATTAGATTACGAACAGCACGTTTAATTGACTCATCACCCACCTTGCGGGTAACGTCATTAGTTGATGGATTTCTGAAAAAATCCAAATCAAGGTCTGAATAATCTGGCTGTCTATTTACCTGATTGACTGACATAGAGGTCCTCTAGTTTATTATATTTATGCCGTTCTATCAAGAGCATTGATCCAAGCGGAAGCGTCGGCTTCTGCCTGTGGCTGATTTGCTCTAGTTGCTTGTCTATCTTGAATACCAGTTGCCTGATCACCTGTTAGGAAGTTAAATGATAGCTGCCCAAGACCACCGAAGGCCTGGCCGCCACCGCCTGCTAGGTTCAATAGACCACCAAGTGGATCAATATTAACACCAGATGCACCACCTACAACGTTAGTGGTAGCGGTAGCATTACCGACTGTAGTGCCACTTGAGCCTTCAATAGCAGCATGACCCTGTGCAATAACGTGGGTATCTTGTTGTGACTTAACTTCAATATTCTGTTGTGCTTGTGCCGAAATAGAACCAGCATCGGCTTTCATTTGAATACCACCTGACTCCGACTTAGTAGTAATGTCTTGCTTGGCGGTTGTAGTAATACCTTTATTAGTAGATTTTGTGGTGATTTCTTCGTCGGCGGTATGATCTGTCTTACCATCTTTGTGCATAATCTTAACTTCTTTACCACCGCTGGCATACTTCTGATCTGCCTTACCGTCTTTTGTTTCGTGGTACATATCACCCTTTTCGTTTAAGAATGACATATCACCTTCGTTAGTAACGGCAGCATGTAATCCAGAAGCACCAGCCAAGAATGTTTTATCACCCTGTGAAGCAACCGTAGTGGCACCTTTAGAAACATATGCCTGTCCACCTTGCGCCTGATAACTGATAGATCCTTCGATCTTCTTATTGACGTTCTTAGCTTGTGTGTCCATATTGCCACGAATGGCTCTATTCATATTTTTACCAGTAATGTTGATATCACCCATAACAGATAGATTGTAGTTCTTATGACAGGTGACGTTATAATCACCATATACTCTCAATGATGCATCACCCTTGACTGTGATATCTTGAGCACCAGAAATAGTCATACGATTTTCACCGAATGTTATTTCATATTTACCGTTGTGTGCTGTAATGTGTAGAGAACCATCTGGATGAAACTGAACCGCTGAACCACCTCTATGCTGAATTGTAATTGACTCATTACCTTCAGAAGCGTCCATACCGAATGAGTTACCAGAACGGTCTTTAAAGTTCCAGTAATTAGGATATTCACCAGCACCTTTACGACCACGAGCATCACCAAAGACATTAAATTCATCTGGTGTTTCTTTACCTGGGTTTGTATTTTTAGACTCTGGGCCACTTGCCATTATTAATTACTCCAAAAATTGTAAATTGAACTGATCTGTACCAGCAGCATCAGCCTGATAATGTTGCTTGCTTAAAGGTTCGCCACCTTCAATCGTATCTTTTGAGATTGATTGTATCTTCTTGGCATCAGCAGACTGATTTAGCTTCTCGTGCATTTTCTTGGCTTCTTTTTCTTGCTGTGGTGCCAAACGCTTGAACATTTCTTGCATAATCTGTGCAGACTGACCAAACATTTGCTGCATCATTGACTGCATTTGTTGGCCCTGCCCAGAGCCAGAGCCGCTTGATGGTGTTGTTCCTGTGCTGCTAGAAGGTGTTGATGAACCTACGGCAGGTGATGTGGTTGGGCTTGTAATAGTATTAGCCCATGCGTTCATGCTGTTCATTGTATTGCTGGTATAAACAGTCTCAATATGTCCGTCATAATACATATACTGAAATGCTGCACCATGAGCGGTGTCTACCTCAAAGACAACTGGTGATAATTTATCTTGACCGAATAAACTCTCGTCCCATTGTAGTCTCTGCATACCAATCATTAGGTCGTCAATAGTAGTTGCTTGCGCTAATAGACCAGCAGCATTCTCCATAAAGATAGTATAATGAACAGCACCACCTGTAGGAAATTCTACACCGTCATTTGTTTCTAGTCCTTGCACTAGTTTAGCAAGTGACTTAACGGCAGTCTGCATGTGTGGTTCTAGCGTCTGTAGAACTTCATCCATATACGATACACCGTCAGGACCTAGACCAGCGCCTGTCTTAGATAAATCGACTTGTGTTTCTGTTCCTGTATTAGGATTAGAAACGGTACTCATCATACCTGACGAAGCAGGAATACCACCGGCGGCCGATGTACCGCTACGACCATTATTCATCAACCCTTGAAACATCTGCGCCATGGACATTACCTGTCCTTGTAGCTGTTGCATCATCTGGTTATTCATCATCTTATCATTCTTCTGCTTGGCAGTAGGAATGCTTTTTAATTCTGGCAATCTAAAGCCAGTCATCTGGAACAATGCACCGTGTAGAGGCAAGCCGTCGAGCATATCTAATGAATGCTGCTCACCCTTTTCTTTAATCTTTCTAATCTTGGCGCCACGTTCTGTCTTTTCTTCAATCTGTGGAGGAACATTAACACCGATCTTTCTTGATGCCAACTCTTGCATAATGCTGCCGTCCATCAAGTTCTGTCCACCGATAGAACCGCCAGACGATCCTTTGCGGTTGCCGCTTGCTGCACCTAGAATAACACCACCAGGCTCACCCGCCTGCTTCAATACATATACGATTGTACCAGGATCAAGACCACCGCCGGTACTCATCTGTCCCATTTGTGTGGGGTTCTGTAGAAAGCCATTGAACCACAAATCGCTTAGATCATAATCTTGCTGACTCCAGCGACTAGGATCAAATAGCTTCATTGAGCCATCACGGCGCTGCGCTGGATCGGTCTTATCACCGCCAGCAATTACCATTGGTGTTATTTCACCATGGGGATGTGAAGGTGTGCTTGCGTTTCCCATTATACTATTCCCTGTCCAACTGTATTTGATACGCAATCGAGTGTAGTCGTAGCATAACCACCTTTCTGCACTCTATGAGTTAGTGATGCAACTAGATAATCACCAGACCCGTATAAATTCTGTCCTCTGTCTTTATCTTTCCATGTTAGAGAGATAACATCACCTACGCTGATATATGGATTCCATGCTACGATCATTCTAAGAGCAACTTTATCTTTTTCTAACAGACCCATTCTAGCTTGACGCTTTAATAGGTGCTGCTCGACATTTGATGGGCAACCATTTTGTTGACCGGCTGAACCTTTATTAGTTAGTGACTGTTTAAAGTTACCATTAGGGGCGCACATTTGCATACGACCACCGCCACCACCTGTAAGAAAGCCAGCGGCCATATCCATAGCGTTCATGAACGAACCTGCGTTGATATTTTGTCCTTGTTCATCTACACCATTTAATAGGTCAGATAGTAAATCAAAGTCACATGGGAACATAAACTGAATAGCAGGACGATTAAATGCGTTGGGTGTTCTATACTTCTCGTTATTATAATCTGCACCACCAGCCAAGCCAGTTTCAGAATGAAAGAATGTATATCTTGGTGCCTGTCTGGCCAAATGTGTCAATGAACGGAAGTTATGTGTAGGCTGCCAATAAGAACCGCCCTGCATAAAGTTAGCACCTTGGGCTCTATTAGAATATGTCATATAATGCACAAAAGATGGATCGTCACCATCTAGTGCCACATTGGCTTGCTGTGCAATTACTTGAAATGGGTGAATCATTTCCGCTGCATAATCACGAGCGGGTTCAGCAGTTTGAATATATGTGTTCTGAATATTTAAACAAGTGCCAAGAACCTCCTCTACAATCTTAGAAGGTGTGGTGCATTTCCAATATTTGCTTACAAGTTTCTTAGCATCGTCTAATAGAGATTGATCACATGCATGAACAGTAAATTCTTCAACCTGTGAAATATTGACTGGATGAAACTCTCTACCATCCATTCTATAAACTGTTTGCTGCAATGACATTTGATTACCATAACCATCTTCCATAGTAATCGTCATGGGCTTATTCTTGATGGCATCCCAATTCTTGAATACATCATTCTTGTAGATTTGAGATTGAAATGTCGCTGATGTTTGCAGACCTGGTGTCAATAAACTCTCGGTACAAGATACCTCTTTACAGGTAACCTGCGTATAGCTATCAGCACCACCAAGTTGTCCGTTTAGTCGGACTAAGCCACGATCAAAATAATTATCAGACATTAAAACAACTTCCTAATATAATCAGGTTTCTGTCCTGTTAGATATCTAAACTCGTCCATAATCTGGACATAGTATTCTGCTTTGATGACTTTGATTGAACGACGATCATCGTTCTTTCTATTCTCATAATCATAGCATGAGACTTCTTCACCACGAACAGTTACCTCAATCGAGTCATCACCAATATCATATGTGTCGGAACTATAATATGCACCACCAGTAGCTAGTGACTGATAATAATCGTATGGTACAGAAAGAGGATCATCGGTTATAATATCTTCATTGATTATAAAGCGAGTTTCATTGACCACATCTGTTCTGGTATTGCGTCTTTCAATGACCTTTTCATAATGATGTGCGGTTGTCTGGGATAGTTCAACTGAACCGTATTTGTCGGTAACAAACTGTTGAAATGAAGAATAATCTAGAGGCCATTCGTGTTGTGCATCTACAATATTATTGGCTAGCAGGATCATCCATGCTGCACCAGGATCGTTATAAAATCTTTCTGCAAGAAGTTCTGGTGTGTCACCATCTTCAATATCATATACAAAGTAAGATGAAATGTTATTCAATGCGTTCTGAATAACACCTAGACGAAAGAAGATATCAGTAACCAACTCATGAGAGCCTGCCTGAAAGGTGGATGTGTTGTTGATATCGTATTTGATTTTAGGAAACGAATCAAAGAAACTGCTGACTGCCATTTGTTATCCCTTAATGACCCATTCGTCGATTTTTAGTTGAACTGCTTTATCATATTCTTCTGGTAATATTCTAATAAACTTTGATCTAGTATGATCGTTTAGGTAACGATGCACGGCTTGTGGCATAATCTTGTATATTCTTTTAGTTCGTTCAAGCATAGTGATAAACTCTGCATTGTTTTTAAACCTATCACCCTCTCTCAGTGTTTGCTTAAACTCATTAACGGTTCGAACAAACAATCGACGCTCACCTGTAGGTAAGTAATGCATATTAACACCTAAGAATCCGTCTTTATATAACTTGATCGGAAACGCCATTGGGTAACGATCATATATGTTTAGAGTATCTTTGTGCTTAGGATCATACTTAAAGAAGTATAGATTGCCTACTATCGATTTACCACCTCTATCACTATTTAACAAAGTTCTATGAACCTCACCACTAGTAAGGTCCATGGCTTTATTATTAATCCAATCAGTTAGGTCTTTTTGTGAGTAGTCTACCATAACTAGTATTTATCTCACTTTTTGAACAGATCCGCTTCTGTTATTAGTTTGAAAGTCCAGCCACGGTCAGCACAAAACTCCTCGGCCGCTTTCCACTTTGCTTGATTAACACCCCATGTGACAACTTCGGTGATATATCTTTTAGTCTTTCTCTTTTGTGGTGTTGGCTCTTTAGTCTGTCCTTTAGGTTTAACCTCTAGTAGATATGTCTGCTTCTTACCTTTACCATCTACAGCCTCAACATAAAAGTCTACAAAGTATCTGTGTGGTCTGTTATCTACTGGTGAGATATATGGTATGACAATCTCCTCTGATGACCATGCTACTATATTTGAATTGGTGTCACACCAGTCCATAACTCTCTTTTCCCAGCCAGATCGATATACGATATTAGAAGCATCGCCTTTATACTTCTCTGGTTTCGTGGGTTTGAATATTCCTTGTTTGTAATCGTAAGCCATAATATACCTCGCTAAATATATGTAGCGTCTTTGGAGATATAAATGCCAGCTAACTCATATAGATTTCCATCTGATTTATTGGATTCACCAGAATATGGTGCGATGGTCCAGTTTTCAGCATATACACCACAGTCGTTTGTTCAGGCGGCAGGTGCCGCTCGTGGGTTGCTCAACGGCAGACAAATGCTCGACTCATTTCAATTGTATATGCCCGGCGGCGGACAATCAAACAATCTAAGTTTTCAGCAGGGCCATGAATATGATGAAATTAAACTAGCACGACTTGGTGCAGGTGTTGCGTCTGCCGTTGTCGGTGTTGGCTCTGATCTTATATCTGGTGCTAATGCTCTTTCTGGTGGTTTGTTTAGACGACAAATCAATCCTGGTGTCGAAGTTCTCTATAGAGGAACCTCACTAAGACGTTATAACTTTTCATTTACATTTGCACCACAAAATCAAGCTGACTCTGAAATGCTATATGGCACATCAACAGGAACAGGACTACTAAATCGTTTCAGATATTATGCTGCACCAGAGATTACAGGCATCACCAGCTATGATAGCCTACAATTTAAAAGCCCATCAGAATGGGAGATTGATTTCTGGATTAAAGACGCCAGCGGTGGCTGGAGACCAAATGAAAAGATTCCGAAAGTAGCAAAAGGTGCTTTCGTCAGAGTTGATGTTGATTATAATCCAGAAACAGAGTTTAGTACCTTTGAAGATGGTAGTGCCGTCACCTCAAGACTGACAATGGAATTTGTTGAAATGCAGATCGTAGATAAAACACTTATCGAACAGGGCTACTAATGGCATATTCAGGTAATAATCCTCCCACACAAATAGCAATCAATGATATGCTATCTGCTCTCAATGGGCAGGATCAAGTCACTAAAAGTTGTCGCTTTATCGTTAGAATCAACCCACAAGGACTATTGAGCCGACTAAGCTATTTCAATGATATTAGCAAGAGTATGATCTTTGCATGTGACGCTGCCGAGTTTCCCGGCCGTGGCTTTCAGGTAGCAGAAATGCGTTACTATGGTCCTAAGCAAATGACACCAGGTAATACGACATATGGTGACGGTATTACATTATCATTTCTTGTAAGAAGCAAGACATTCGAGCGCCAGCTATTTGACGATTGGATGGATATTATCAACCCACCAACATCATTTCACTTTAAGTATCCAGAAGATTACTACTCAACTATTGAGGTGTTTCATTATGCCGAGTTTGGTAAGAAAGATTCTGGTGTATCTAGTGCAGGTGGCAGCTATTGGTCACCCGGTAATGGTATAACATCTGCATCACAACGTAACTCACAAAGCATAAGTCCTTCTGCCAACCCAACAATTAAATATGAACCAGAAGTCATTTACGGCTGGCGTTTATTAAAAGCATGGCCTATGATGGTCAATCCTCAGCAAGTAACATGGGCAGATACCGACATTCTAAGATTGCAGGTATCATTCGCCTATAAGTATTGGGATCGTCCAGGCGATTCAGAAGGTATCGCTAAAAAGATAGCACAATAATATGGAGTTTTAGATTATGGCATTGCCTAAGATTGATGTACCAACATATGAAATGAAAGTTCCTTCTAGTGATAAGATTATTACAGTAAGACCTTTCTCAGTTAAAGAAGAAAAGCTACTGCTAATAGCACTAGAGTCAAACGATCAAAACGAAGTTGTTAATACCGTTAAGCAGGTGGTCAATAACTGTGTTGTGCGTGGTGAGTTTAACGTAGATAAGGCACCATTCTTTGATGTTGATTATCTATTCATTGCACTAAGAGCCAAGAGCATTGGTGAAAAGGTTGCTGTTAAACTATCATGCAATAACGTATTAGAAGATGGTGAGACTTGCGGTGAGGTATTCAATGCAGAAATGGATATCAATAACTGTGAGATATTAGAAGAAGATGTATCTAATGATATCAAGCTAGGTGGTGATAAGGGTGTAAGAATGAAATACCCTGGCTACGGTGCTATGAAACGCATAGACGGTGGCTTAGAGATTGATAGAAAGATTGATATGGTAATACAGTCAATCGATTTCATTTACGATAAAGATGGAACATATCCTGCTAGAGATCAGACTAAAGAAGATTTGCAGGAGTTCATCGAGGCACTGACAGAAGAAAACTTTAGAAAGCTGGAGGAGTTTGTAGATAACTTCCCAACATTCGCTGTAAGAATAGAAGCAGACTGCCCTAAATGTGGCTTTCACCATGATGTGAGGTATACAGATTTCGCTGATTTTTTTCTATAATCATGGCCTATGAAGGCTTGATGACGCATTTTAAAAACAACTTTAGTTTGATGCATCATCACAAATGGGGACTATCGGATATTGAAGGCATGATACCGTGGGAGAGACAAATATACATTGAAATGCTCACACAGTTCCTAAAAGAACAAGAGCAGAAAATGAAAGACCTAGAGAATGAGCAGAAGGCACAACTCCAATCTATGTTAAGAAAAAAGATGTAAATGGCAAACAAATCAAACTTTAACAAGCTAAGAAAAATGAGTATGGCTGATAGACGACAAGCTGTCAGTGTTAATAACTCTTTACTGTCTCAACTCACACCTACCGAGATTGCATTACTCTTCCCTGATTATTTCAAAAGAGGAACACCAGATATTGGCGGCTTTCGTGCTGCTATCTCTAAACAGACTGCCGAGAGACAGGCAGCAGCCACAAATGAACAGAATAAGAAGATTGGCTGGCTTGAGAATATGCGCCAGCAGTATAGTTCAACAACTGCCACTGGCAATCTAAAAGCAAATCAGCAAGAGGCGTATAAGGCAGCAAGAGCAGAAGGACTATCAGACTCCGCTGCTAGAATCCTTGTTGCTAATATGTCAGGTGAGTCTCTAAAGAATCCTGGTGATCATCACTGGGATCGTTTGCATATGTCACAAGGTATTGTGCAATGGGATCCATCAAGAGCAGAGAGAATTAAAAACCAGTTTGGTGCTTATCCTAAGGACATGTCTGTAGCACAACAGACTAAAGCAGCCATCTGGGAAATGAAAAATTATTATGGTAAATCATACAGTGCATTGACGGACGATAATGCACCTACCTCTGTGCGTATGAATACACTCGTATCTGATTATGAAAGACCACAAGACGTTGGTGGTGCAGTAACCGCCCGTATGCAATACTATAATGGTCTAAACATTACCGATGATTCAACTGCTACAGCAACCGATAAAGAAAGAGCAAAGCAAGGCGCTACACCTCTAGCAGGCAGTGGTGGGCAATCTGGCGGTGGCATGTCGTTTGATGTTAAGAGTGGATATGTCGTACCTAAAGATAATAATCTATATGATACAAGAAACGCCCAGCAATGTGCTACACTAGGTAAAGCATTTAATCCTAGTATCGGTAGATCATCAGGATGGACTATCGTTGATGGTGATATCAAAGCGGGTCAGGTTGTAGCAACTAAACAGTATAACAATGGTGGTGCAGATAGAACGGGTGCTGGATATCACACAGGCGTAGCACTAACAGCACCTAATGAAAAGGGTGACTTCCTATTGATGGAGCAGTATAATAACTCCGGTGGTGCTAAGACAAGATGGGTTAATAAGAATAGCTATCCGATCGGCAACACAGGACAAGCAACATCATGGGGACTCATTTCATCTAATGGTAAAGTTCATGACGAAGTATCTCAAGAGGCTCTACAGTATGGACACGGGCTAGCAACACCCGAACAAAAGAAGTCAATTGGCTCTAACTCTGGCGCTCCTGGTGCAGGTGGTGAAGCAGCGCCTGGTGTATCAGGCGAAGTCTATCAGGGTGGTGATTATGGTGGTGGTCCTGTCGATGGTCAGACTGCCTCTCTAATGCAGCCTAATGGTATGATGCCTAATCTAATGGGCAGCCCAATGAACATGATGATGGGAATGATGGGTGGTATCGGCGGTATGCAGTCAGCAACACCTCTCGGTCTTGTCACAACTGCTATGGGCTTTATTATGCCACTTATTGGTTCTTTCATGGGCGAGAGAATATCTGGTGAAGGTATGGGTGATGGACCCAGAAGAACACATAGATCACATGGCAGACATACGAGACGCCATCTAGGTGTAACACCAAGACAGACAGCATCTAGCAGTAAGCCAGCCGAACCAGTTGATACAACACCTATCGTGCATCGTAGCAGTTTAGGTGAGTTATCACGCCAATATGAATCAGGTAAGCGAGGTGTTCATACAGTTTCAACTGGTAGAAAAGATCCTGGCGGCATATCATATGGCGAACATCAGTTGGCTACTAAGACTGGAACAATGGCTAAGTATGTCAGTTCTAAAGAGGCTCAAC